TCCCCAGGCAATCCAAGTTCGCTACTCGTGCGGCCTGACGAATTCGAGCGGCCAGGTGGTGACGAGTTTCGCGCAGCACTGGGACGATCTTTTGGACGTGGTCAAGCGCATCGCAATCTCGAAGATCCTCAAGATGATGATGATTCCGCAGTCCGCATCCATCTCGGCGGACGGGCTCTCGCAATCGAACTCGTTCAATTACAAGTCTTGGCAGGACGACATCAACGAAACCCTGTTCGGGCCCAAGGGCTCCAACGGCGGTCTCTTCACGTCCATCCACGGCATCAACGGCAGCGTACTGGGGTAAGCCATGGGAATGCCATTTAGCGTCGGAGCGTTCAACCAGTTTCTCGGCCAGAACGGGCAGATTGGGCAGGCGTACGCGTGGTATCAATCGGATGCCTGCCCGTGCTCGGACAAGTATTCGGGGCAGGCCCTTCCCGATTGTCCACTGTGCGCAGGGAAGGGCAAGATCTATCCGGCCACGCCGGTAGATGGCGTCGCGGCGCTCGCCGGCCAAAGTTCGCAGAAGGCTTGGATGACTTCCGGCCAGTACGAGACTGGCGACCTCGTGCTCACGATTCCGCAGGACGCACCCATCTACGAGATGGGCCAATGGGATCGCGTGACGGCTCTGAACACGCAGCAGGTATTCAGCCTTGTCCTTACTGCCGGGAGCCCGCTGGAGAAGCTGTGGACAAGCGTGATTGGCCTCACGAAAGTCTTCTGGCGCACGCCGGACGGCACGGCTATCGTCTATGGCGACCTTCCGGCCGTGAACCCGGATGGAACCCTGACGTGGGGCGAAGGCGTGAGTCCGGAAGCCGGGACGCAGTACACGATCACGGGCACGAAGAAGCTGGACTATTACTGCTGGGGCATGTACCCGACGAACCGGAATTTCCAGCAGGGCTTGCAGCTTCCCCGCAAGGTCATTCTGCGCGACTGGGATCTCTTCAGCCGTTAGCCTTCCGACATCCGCTTCATGGCCTCTCCGATTGCCGCAGTCGCGAGAGGCTGCATTTGCTGAGCGACCTTCTGCGCAATGTGCTTGCCGGGCACGGGCTTGGTTATCCAGCCCGGCGAGCCTTCGGCCATAACACGGAACGTTAGGTACGAACTGCCGCCTGACGATTCCTTCATGCGAACCATCCCCGCGAAGCGCTTCTGTTCCGCCGTAGACAGTCCGGCCGCCTTCAGATCGGCGCGCGCCAGCTTGCCGCCCCATTGATAGTTCGCCTTAGCGACCATGAACGTCTTCTTAGACGCGATGTTCGAGAGGAACGGGTTCTGGACGGGATTGGATGACATGCCGCTTGTCGGCGAGAGGATCACGTTCTCGCCCGCCTGCCGCGCGCCAATGCCGGTGACCTCAGACGGAATCATCTCTTTCGCCAGCTCGTAGACGCTCATTGGCATCGCGGGCGCGAGCGCGTCATTCCCCGGCGTGTTCTGCCGCATCGGGATAACAAGGAAGCGCCGTCCCTTCTGCGAGATGCGGACCTTCGGGCTCGTGTTGAGCATGAGCTTCAGGTCCTTCGGCGGCCGCCCCTCCTCAATCTCCTGCGCGTATTTGTAGTCGCTGTAGACCTCGGCGTTCAAGTCGTCAAGCATCCGGACCTTGATCGACTGGATGTATGGCGTCTTTTCTCCCTGCCATAGGCGAGCGCGCGCAACCGACTCTTTCCAGCGGAACGCGGTCTCGCTCGCGATGGCTCGTACGGCCTGCGCGGCAAGCGGGAACGTCGCGCCGTTGATCACTTTGATTATCTCGTCAACAGACGGCAACTGAAGCGAGATTTGAAATGAGGTATCGGCCATGAATTGAGCATGTCGTCACGTCTCGGTCGTGACGTGAGCATTAAGCCATGCTCGGAAATCAAGCGCTTCCACTGCCGGTCGGTAACGCCCTCAAGGTCCTCATGGACCCTGAGAGTATGTCTATTCAGTGGCGCTTGATGCGCAACACGACAGGCGTCTTCGCTGGCCCGACCGATCCGCTCTCGATGGCGATCTACACGGGCGACCAAGCGACGTACTGCGTTGACGTGTTCGCCCTGGTGAATGGAACGGAATACTCGTACTGCCTGTATTCGACGCTGGACGGCGAGAACTGGACCCCCAGCGACGTATTCACGGCCACGCCGAACGCCATCTACGGCGATCAGTCTGTTGACGCTCTGACGATTGTCCGTGACCGGATGGAAAAGGGCATGGCCGTTGAGGTATTGCGCGGCACGCTGACGCCCCAGACGAAGCAGATCCCGGTGCTCAATGCGCCGCCCGCCTTCGAAGACACGCGCTGGCCGATGGTTAGCGTCCACGTGACGAGTGACGGCCCTGCAGAGCGCGCCATCGGCGAATCGATTGGTGAGGACGACTGGGACCCGGCGACCGGCATGTGGAAGGAGGGCGAGGGCTGGATCGCAAACACGGTGCTCGCCATTGTCGGCTGGTCAAAGAACGCCGACGAGCGCATCGCGATCCGCAAGGCGATGCGTCGCCTGGTGATTGCGAACCTGCCGGTGTTTGGCGGCCTCGGAATGTCTCGCATCGATATCAACCAGTCCGATCAGGACTACGTATCAGGTGAATACCCAGCTCCCGTTTTCTCGACGGTGTGCAGCTTTTCGTGCCTTGCGCCCGCATACATCACGGACGAAGTTCCCGTCGTTACCGAAATCACCGTGGACGGCGAAGCAGTTTTTTCAGCAGCACAAAACTCGACGGCGTGAAGCGCCAATCAATCAACTTAAAAGGAATCGACATGGCTATCGACACGCCGACCAACGAAACCGTATCAACGCCCGCCGTTGCCGAAGCCGAAGTCACGGCGACCGCAACGAGCCCGGTCGCCGCTCGCGCTACCCACGCCCATTTCAAGGTCTCGCTTGAGCACTTTGCAACCCGCCTCTCGGCTTCGGATAAGCGCGTTGCGCTGATTCATGGCTGGGTCAACTCGGAAAAGCGGGCGAAGAAGTTCCGCGATCTGGCGACCAATTACCAGGCTCGCTTCGTGGCATTCGCAAGCAAGCCCATCACGCAGTAATCCGCTTAAAGGAGCGTCATGTCCTACTTTTTCAACGGCCGCGAGTGGATTACTCCGGCCACCATGTCGGCGGTTAACGACAACGCACTGGCTCCGACCAATGCGAACGTCGGCAACACCACTTGCTACCTCGGTCTCTCGACCGGTGGCGAGCCGGGCGTCGTGCTTTCCTTCGGAAGCCCGGAAGAGGCTCAAGCCACGCTGGTTTCCGGTGAGCTGCTGACGGCCGCAATGAAGGCGTTCAGCGCCAGTGGCGAGACGGGCGGCCCGGCCACGGTGGACGTTATCCGCGTCAACCCGGCCACGCAATCGACCCTCTCTCTGGTTGACGCCAACAGCGCGGCGCTGATCAATGTCGCATCGGCTGACTGGGGTCTGCGCACGGCGCAAATCAAACTCACGGTTGAGCACGGATCTGTCCAAGGTCTCGCCGCGACGGTTGCGCTCGGCTCGGCCTCGTACTCGACCGACAACCTCTACGCAAATCCGTTCTCGGTCGCCTACACGGGCGCTGCGGCATCGGCCGAAATGTCGATCACGCCGACTACGCTGGTGCTTCAGGCCCCGGCCGGAACCGTGGTTGCAACCGTCCCGCTCGCGACCTACCCGACGGTCGGCCAGCTTGTCGATTACATCAACACGGTCCCGGGCTTTGACGCGGTCGTGAATGGCGGATCGATCAATGCCCCGTCGCTCAACGGTCTCGATTCAGTTACGGCGCAGAGCGTGCTGATCACGGACCCGAATCCGGATGGCTTCGAAGTTACGGCGACCCTCAACCAGCTTATGAACTGGATGAATTCGCTGAATGGATTCTCGCAGCCGCTTATCACGGCCTCGTATGCCCCGGGTTACTCCGGCCTGCTTCCGACTACCGTCCCCTTCACGTACCTGACGGGGGGCTCGAACGGAATCACCACGGCTGAGAATTACGACACGGCTTTGAACGTTCTGCAAGGCAGCGACGTGCAGTGGATCACGCCGATTACGTCGGACCCGGACGTGTGGGCGATGGTGGATGCGCACGCGCAGTACATGAGCACGGTAGGTGGCATGGAGCGGCGCGCAATCGTCGGCGCTGCCCTGAACACGACGGATGCAGAAGCGATCGCGTTCGCGTTCAACCTGAATTCGAACCGCACTTCGCTGGTCCACTTGGGCTACTACGACTACGACCTGACTGGCACGCTGACTGGCCTTCAGTTGTACTCGCCGTACCTGACGGCCGCTGCGATCGCGGGCGCGTTCTCTGGTGTCTCGCCAGGCACCGCAATGACGAACAAGGCCATGGCTTTTTCGGGCCTCGAACGTTACC